GACTTCCTTTAAGACTCCTGAAGTTAAAACGGTAATTCAAGAGGAGATCATTTATCCAGAAAAAGTTGAGGCTTGCGTGTCTCTCACCAAGTTTCAACTGGAGAAAATGCTTAGTCATTTTAACGAAGACGATCATCCTTCCGAAATGAAGCGTTTTAAAAGTTTGGTTAAGAGAGATGCGAACGGTTGGAGAATCTCTTCAACTCACTTGGCTAAAGGTGCAGATAAGTATCCTCTTCCAGATGGTGATTTCCTAGTTGTGGATGCCTCGTTTATTGATTATCATGGTAATTTCAAGGATTGTATAACCTACGCTCACAGCTATCAAGATAATCACGAATATATTGTGGTATCAGTCAAGTAAATTTAGGCTCTGTGGCGGAATTGGTAGACGCTGCGGATTTAAAATCCGTTGATCCTAGATCGTGAGGGTTCGATCCCCTCCAGAGCTATTATCACTTTATTGTATGGAGAATCTTAAAAGAGAGTCTGGTAAGTGGGTCGTAACCTTTGGCAAATATAAAAATTGTTTTTTAAAAAAAGTTCCCACTCATTACCTTGAGTGGGTTCTTAAAAATTTTAAAGATTTATCTATTAAGGAATTGAATGTTATTAGAGGAACCGTTTCAGGTAGGAAAGGACAAATTAAAAAGCACAAAAAAAATAAGACCCGTTCGTCTAATGGTTAGGACTCCAGATTTTCATTCTGGCAATAGGGGTTCGATCCCCCTACGGGTTGCCAACTTTAAAAAATACTAATAAAAATGGGACGAAGCAAAGCATTATTTACACTTGTAGCCTTAGTAATCTTAATAACACCAGCAATAGGGGAGACAAAATACACTTCAATAATGACTGGAGTATCAGTTGGCAAAGGTAGAGTTCATATCTGGGAGGTATTGACAAAAACATTTAAAGCATCTCAAATCCGTATCAAAAAAGGAGAAGAGCGTAAGCCTATTAGATGGGCTACGATTCCGAGCTATGTGACCGTAACGTTTACATCTAAAGATAAGACGATTACAAGAACGAAAGTAGATAAAGCGCTCAACACACTGAATTTTTCAGGTAAGCCATACCTTGTATGGACGGTAAAGAAAGAAGAGCAAAAAATTAATAAAAAATAATATGAATGAAATTAATCATTCGGAAGAAGTTTCCAACTACTGCATTGATAATCAACTCACATTTACAGAAGGGTATGCAGTAATAATTGAGCAGAAGTTGGCAAAGCTTGAAGAAAATCTACGCGATCTACGTCGGGATGTTGAATTAACTATAGAAAAGATTTCTATTTAATGCGCTTGTAGCTCAGTGGTTAGAGCAGGGGTCTCATAAACCCTTGGTCGTGAGTTCGAATCTCACCGGGCGCACCATTTTTAATTAGATAAATTTAAATACAAAGATATAATCAATTATGAAACCGACTTCTATTCACTGTTCGAAACAAATTGATGACCTTCTGGATGAGACTATGACTATGGAGGCGAATGGGAAGGTGTTCACCCATCAGGATCATGCGAGCGCTGAGTATGTCAGGAATCGCAATTTATGGTGCAAAGACTTAGATCTTACCTGCTTATCTCCTTGGAATAATAGTGGTGGTCATAAGAAAGCGGGAACATTAGTAACCCCAAGACATATTATAGGTGCAGCGCACTACGAGTATTCTGTGGGGGCAGTGGTTAGGTTTGTAGAGAAGAACGGCGCAGTGCATGACCGCACCGTGATAGGAAAGGCTCGACACCCCGAATGTAGAAACTACCACCCAGACTTAACGATCTACACTTTAGACAGCGATCTTCCTTCTTCGATAAAGCCTTGCTCTGTGATGCCTAGCAATTACAGTGACTATTTAGATAACTTCAGCAAGATAGCTTGCCTTGGCCTCGATCAAGAAGAGAAAGCTCTCATCATAGATTGGCGTTCTGGAGGTAGGATGCAGACACCCACAGACCCCAAAAGACTTATTTTTCATGAGAGTAAAATCAAAGGTGATAGTGGTAACCCTGCATTTTTAGTTTTCAAAGGTAAGCCTGTACTTGTAACTGTTTGGACATTTGGTGGTGCAGGAGGTGGGACTCCCGTGGCAGAGTACATTTCAGACATCAACGCCATGATCGAGACTGCTGATGCACGGGCGGGTGAACGGACAAATTATACACTTACTGAAGCGGATTTTTCAACGCATGGTGGCAAAATCTTCAATGCGAAAAAACTTTATGGTCAATTCACCGCTGCACTTCGTAAGTTAAGACCTAGCTGGTTTGATAACAGTGCCGAAACGAGTGCTGAATACAGCAGCTCTGAGCCACCTTGGGATACGAGTGCTGAATGCACTTCTAGTGCGGAATGCACTAGCGCGGAATGCACTTATCCCGAATGCACTAGCGCAGACCAAGCATCTCATTCTTTCAATGTGCAAAACTGGAATGAGACGAGTGCAGAATACACCAGCGCGGAGACCAGCGCCGAGACTAGCGCCGAGACTAGCGCCGAGACTAGCGCCGAGACTAGTGCCGAATAAAGACTGCTTTTTAAAAATAATAATTTTTAATTTATGAAATTTAAAGGAAAAACCGATATCGTCAAAGAAGTCCAAGGTAAACTTGGCCTTAAAGCTGACGGAATTGATGGCCCCGCTACATGGAAAATGATTTGGGAGAATCTAGTTCATGATGATAAAGGTGAACCAGAAAAGCCAGAGCCTCCAGCCCAAGAACTTAAAGATGATTACCCTGAAGTATATAAAGCGTCACCAAACCAGTCTGGGCCGATTAAACCTAAATATGTGATTCTGCATCATAGCAGTGGAAGTCATGATGGGACTCGTTCATGGATTTTAAATGCTGCGTCCAAGGTTAGTTATCACTATCTTATTGCGCCTGATGGATCTCGCACACAATTTGTTTATGATAAGAAAAGAGCTTGGCATGCTGGGAGATCTTCTTGGAAAGGTGTAAGCGGTCTAAATGGTTATAGTATCGGCATTTCTTTCTATGGGGATACCAACAAACGCACACCAAGTGCTGCTGAAATTGATTCCGCTGCCAAGAAATGCAAATACCTTATGGATAAATTTGGTTTTGGTATTGACAATATTCTGACGCATGAGATGATTGCCCCCAACAGAAAGAATGATACTTCTGCTGCTACCTACCAAATGGTTATTGATCGCATAAAGGATCTTTAAAATGAACATACACTCAATCTTCGAAGCAATAGCGCATATCATTCGTGTAATTACTGAACTCCTTTTTAATTAACTCTAACATGAAAAAACTAATTAAACTACTGTTCGGTTTATTTCGACGTAAACCAGCTCCTGAAGAAGCGTTTGACGTAGACCCCAAGATGTCAAAGAAAATGAAAGAGATATTCGGAACAGACCACAAGTTTGCTGAATTAGCTGTATACGAAGACGATAGCAGGAAAAAGGTAGAGAGATTGCTGGAAACTATTGAAGAAGACCCAGATCGACTGTGATATTTCCAAATATGGGATGTTATTTTTAATCGAAACAAAATTTTTAAACTCTTACTAAAATAACAAATTAATCTCTGTGATTCCTAAAAAACTAAAATATTTCCCTTGGATGTCGAGGGAAGCAATAAAAAAATCTAAAGATTTAGGTTCCATCAGGAATTCAATCACATCTGGAGGTGGAAATTTAGCTGGTTACCTTGGCGAAATAGCTCTAGCTAGACACCTAAAAGCAGATAATATTTCTTGCGATGAAGGTAATGAAAAGTATAATTACGATTTATTAAAGAGTGGAAAAAAGATTGAGGTTAAAACCAAGAGGAGAACGAGAGACGTTGAAGGTCATTACGAAGTCTCTATCGCTGCAACCAGCAAGCATCAAAAAACAGATGTTTACGCTTTTATTTCGATCACCTTTGACAGGAAAGAGGGGAAAGGAAGAAACGCGACTTATCACAAAGTTAAATCAATTTGGTTGTGTGGTTACATGGCTCAAGACGAATACTTTAAGAAGGCTAAGTATATGCGTAAGGGGCAGATAGATATATCAAATGGTTTTAGAGTTCATGCAAACATGTATAACATGCCTATAAGCGAATTAAAAAGTGATATTAATTATGATCTATAAAATACAGGAACTTATTATTTTTTTAAGTGCTATTGTGATCGGTATTCCACTAGGGCTAATCGTCGGATTAATTTGTTGGTTTAAATTCCCTTTTCAAATCTATTGGGAAGCCCGATCTAAGTTGGCACAGAGCAGAATCGAGAAAGCAGAAAAGCTTATAGCGCAATATGAAAAAGATAATTCCAACGAGGGAATGTGGGAAAGGCATATAGAAAGAATAAAATCTAAACAAAATTATGACAACTGAAGAGCTATTAAAACTGCATAAAGATACCTGTGAAACTTGCAGGGATATTATGAGACAAAAAAATAACGATTATACTGGAGGGAAAACTTCGAAAGATCCCTTCGCT